CTAAATATCAAATATCGTTGCTTGTAACCCTAGTTCTTGCTCATATAGAAGCCCGTGAGCGCCTTTGAATCGTTTTAGGTCACTATCAGTCATAATTTTCTTTCCGTCGCTGAAATGGGCTCCTGTGAGCGAATAAACTTCATTTACGTTATCTTTATACTTGATGACCTTAATATCTTCTGTGCCATCTTCTCGGTATAAGTAATATTTTTCTTTCGGCATTTTTAACACTCCTTAATATTCGACGATAGCGGGGCGTGTGTGACGTTCTGCAAGCTTTTGGATAAATAGGTCATATAACTTATTTTCATCGCCCTGTGCCTCGTCTATGAGTTTCTGAGCGTACATATCTGAACACTCAAGTTTAGTTTTTAAAAATTCTTTGGTAATCATATTTTTAACCCTCTAGTCCTGTAATCTTGTCCGTCCATCTTGATTAGTGTTGTATTGCTCATGATTCTGCTGAATATACGTTGTAAATCTTTGTTTTTTGTCATTTCTTTTTCATCTAAGTTAGTAGTAAAGATATTGTGTTTACCTATTCTACTTTCGATAAGCTCGAACATCTTACTAGTAGCGAATTCGTTCATGTTGATACCGTAATCATCGAATACCATCAAATCGACATCACTTATAATTTGAGCCAATTCCTGTTCGGTCATAGCAGTTTGGTTGTTATAAGTGTTTTTAATTGTTGATATCAATTGAGGCACGTTCATATATAGCACTGTGTAGCCTTTAGCTTTGACCGATTTAACAATGCTCATTGATAAGTGTGATTTACCTGTACCAAATGAGCCTTGTATTAGTAGCGATTGTTTATTGTCTAACGTGAAATTATTTGCATAACGTTCACATAAGTTTTTTGCATACTCTAGTTGGCTATTAGTTGGATTGTAATTATCAAATGTTGCTTTCGTTAGATCTTCGTTCATTATCGATTGTTTGAATATGCGTTCTGCTTTTCTACGTCTATTTCTCTTGTGATAGTTTTCAGTTGATTGTTTGGCGTACTCTATCATTTCGCAATCACAACCATGTTTGAATTCTGAACCGTCATCAAATTTGTAATAGTCGTACTTACGTCCACAGTTCTCACATTTCAAATCAAACGCTTGTTCAATGATTTGTTTCTTTAAAGTTGGTTTCTTTGCTAAGTTCTGGAATGACTCCACTTTCTCACTCCTTTAAAACGGTAAATTTTCTATACTGGATTGTGATGCACGTTGGAATGCATCTATATATTGATTAGATTCGTTATAAATTTTCGCTGTTTGATTTTTATAATTATCAAAGTTTCCACTAAATAACGTTTTAGGTCGCAAATACTCATCCATTTTCGGATTACCTTTCCATTGAGCAGTCATGTTATCAATTACTGTAAAGAAATCTTCTTTTGAATTATCTTCGTTAAATCTAGCTTGTATTAGTTTTTGATTAGCTTTAGATTTATGGCTAAATTTCTTCCCAGTCTTTTCGTTAAGATAATCAATAATCTCTTTATATGGGATACGTGTCGGGTTGCCCGACAATATATCTATTCTATTTATATTGTTATTACTTGTATTATTAATACTTGTATTATTCTCTTTAACATTTGTGATAATAGGGGTATTAACAGAATTGTTAATAGGGGTATTATCATTTGTGTTAATAGGTCTTATCATTTCTGTTAAGGGGTATAACTTTCTTTGTTTAATTTCATTACCGTTTCTAATGATTTCAACATATAAATATCCACATTCTTTTAAGTTAGCTATACGGCGTGATACGGTAACTTTTGTAACTTCATATAGTTTCGCAAAGTAACCATTACTTGCTGTGCAGTATCCGTACTTGTTACTTAAAGACGTTATTTCTGCAAAAAGTAACTTTTCGCTGTCAGTAAGTCGGTTATCGTATCTGACATTTGCTGTAATTATTGAGTAGTAACTTGGTTGGTCAGTCATGTTGATTCTCCTTTCTGGTATAATTTTGTTATCGCTACTGCGTTAGATTGGGGGTGAATAATTATGGATCCTATTTTAGGTAAAGGTATTGATAAAATTATTCAAGGTGCTGCAGATGGACCTATCAAAACATTAAATTCTACTTGGGATTTAATTTTTGGTGGATATCATAACTGGGTTGCTAAAATACAATATAAACGAGAATTAGACTTGACTGACTTTAAAGCTAATATTGAATCTAAGGTAAAAAAGATACCTGATAATAATCTACAAGAACCTGAACTTTCAATAATTGGACCCGCTATTGAAAGTTCTAAATTTTATATTAGCGAAAGAGTAATAAGAGATCTTTTCTCTAATTTAATTGCATCTGCAATGGACAATCGCAAAACAAATGACGTACATCACTCTTTTGTTGAGCTTATTAAACAAATGTCACCTAAAGATGCAATATTGTTTAAATTTCTATGCAATCAAAAAGTTATTCCGGCTGTAAGATACAAATATATACGAGACAATAGTAAGGCAGGCGACTTTTTGTCAGATAGTATTATTTCTAATTCACCAATCGATTTAAATTCAACAGAAATTTCATTAAATAATTTAGAAAGAATTGGTTTATTAAAAATTGACATAGGTCTAAATTCTTATACTAATGAAAATCTTTATGAAAGTTTTGATGATCCCAAAATAATCAATAATTATATTCAAAAATATGAAAAAGAAACTTACAAAAAAGTTCGTGATGTTTTTAATATGATTAATCATTTTGGTATAGAAAATATATCTTGTTACTATAATTTATCTATCAATGAAGTTTATACAATTGTAAAACCTGCCTGTATTGAGTATGACAAGGGGTACATTGAAATTACCTCTTTTGGCAAAGCATTTGCCAAATGTTGTTTTTAATATCTAGAAAATGGTTTTCCTACAGCTTTTTTATAATTTCTAACATTCCTAATCTCTTCCGCCAAGATGACGATTAGGAGTGCTATTTTTATTACTCTTAGTCTATTCATTCATTTTTCTCTCCTTTCAACATTTTGTTTAATCTTCCATCAACTTTTAGCCACGAGTCATGCAAGTGATATTTATCATCAAACGACTTAACGCCCATCGCATGTTGCTGGTTGTGATGTTCACGACATAACGCTAATACATGTTTGTCGTAGTGATTCATCTTGTTTCTGTTCATGCCTCTGCCGACTGCTTCATAATGTGCTAGGTCTGCGTGAGGCTTTCCGCATATTACACAGTTGCGGTTGATTGTAGCCCAATATAATAACGCTTTATCTTCGCTTAACAACTTACTCGTTTCTACACTCATAGGTATTTGATGATGAAACATAAACGCTATAATCAGTTCTATTAACTCCCTTGCAACTTTCATAGAACAGTCGCGCAGACTGATTTCTTCATAACCTTTCATAATTTCCAATTCTGTTTGTAATAATTTTCTAGTTGATTCCACCGGTTCTCCCCAGTGAAGTTCTATATCTCTACACATTGCGAATATTTTTTTGCGTTGTTCTATAGATAGTTTTTTATTATCCGGAACCTCTACTTCTGCTTTTAGTGGATATCCGTTTTCTAGTAAGTCAATGTGACTTTGTTCAAGTTCAACACCAGTAGCAACGACGGAATAAGTGCCGTCATTGTCTTTCTGGTATCTTGTAATGTATTGCATTTAAACCACACCTTAAAACGCTAAATCTTGGTCGTCATATCCAAATTGGCCACTGCTTTCAAATGGATTGCTTTGTTGAGACATTGATGTTTGTTGTTGTGCCCCGTTATTTTCTTCAGCTTTTTGCTTATCTGTCTTCGGAATAGGTTTGTTAACAACATCATCGCCCTTTTTGTAAGGTTTAATAAATGAAAAATCCGTAAAATACTTACCTTCATCTTCATTGAATTTCCATTTCAATACCAAGTGACAAAACTTACCAATAAGATCATTGGTATCAAAATCTAAGCTAGGAAGATTTAACTTAATACCTAATCGAGTAACTAATTCAATCAATTGTTTTTCTTGGAAATCATATTTATACGGCGGTACAAATTGATTATGTTTATATTGTTTGCCTTCATCATTTTCAAATACGATTGTGAAATATCTATTTTCTCTATCATTGAATTCAATATTTTTAACTTTCACTGTGAATTCTCCAGCTTGAAACCCTGCTGAGCCGTTATAAAACTTTTCTTGATTTGTTTCTTTAGTAAATTGCGCTTGTCCTGTGATTTTCATAATTAAATACCGTCCTTTTAATTAATTTTTAGTTTCCATTTCTAATTGCTTCTACTACGTCCGTAATGCTAGGATTTGCAAATTTCTTATTGTTAATTGTTATTGAAGGTGAATGTCTAATCTTTGTTTCAAACGTATTAGAAGGTTCAGCGTTTAGAATATATCTAGATTTCTTTTCTCCGTTATCATCAAATTCTTCAATCATTGCCCTAGCTAACACATCACTTTGAGAAGTAATAGCTTTTTTAATTTGTTCTTGCGCTTCAATAGTGATAGTAGGGTTGATAGTGCTACCTTCATCATCTTTATCTTTGTTGATACCTTCATGACCTGTAATAACAAAGTGGAATTTGTATTCTTCTTGAAGTTTTCCTATTAATCTGTACATACTGACAATTCGTTCAGCAACTTCTCCCCAATCATTAAACGTTGGTTTTTTAGACTTATTTTTCATCACATCATTCAATGTCATATCTCTAAGTTTTTGAATAGTTTCAATAACTACAACATTGATTTCTTGTCCGTTTTCTCTCATCTCCTGTAAAATTTGAGGTAAAAAATTTACAACATAAACAAAGTGTTGATAGTTCTCGATTTCTACGTCTGATCCTTCGTCAGTAACCGTTGTTCCACCTTCGTTAATGTCAATGACGAAAGCGTCTTTATCTCTTGTAGCAAACGTGGTTTTTCCTGAGCCAATTTTTCCGTATACTGCAAATTTATAGAATTTCCTTTTATTTTTCTCAGCGATATTATTTATCTTTAGTTTTTTGAGTATGCTTACTTTTTCTTGTGGTTCTTGTTTTTCCTCAGTCATGTTCTACCTCCTCATACTCAATTGTTTCTGTCACTGTTTTCTTGATTGCTTTGTGCTTAGACATATCAATAACAGTTTTGTCTAGTCCGTCGAATTCTCTTGCGTCTCGCATATCAGTTGAATACTTCACTGTATCGTTCACTTCGGTTGGTCGGTTTGTAATAAATAGATTTTCATCTTTATGCTTGATTAGATAAGTTACAGTCTGCTTCATAGCGACCTCCTACCATTTCATGACTAAGTTAATTAGTCTGTCCTGTTCATCTGTGTTCTCTTCAATCCATTCGTAAATAGATTGATTTAATATGTCTAATGCTGTGTATAGATCGTTCTCATTAGTTATGTTTATGCCGTCGATAAACTTATCTTCTAAATCTAAGATATTCACCAGAATGCTGTGGTCCTTCTTCTTAACTGCTAATTTAAAATCAAATCCGTCTACATTAATTACCTTCTGACATACATCGCCTATTTCGTAATACATCTTGACTTCCTCCGTTTTTCGTTTTATATTGAACACGAATTAATTTTGTTAATCGTTTGTCACTGTTACTTGTTGGCGCAAGTAGCAGTTTTTTTATTCTTCATAAAAGTATTCCTTATAGAATATGAATGTTGCGATACTTGCGAATCCTGCAATTGACCATGCTGTAGTGAAGTATAGAAACGGCATAAGTACAATCGCTAAGACTGTGAAGCATAATACTGCTACTAGGTAGCTTTTATAAATGTTGCTCATTTAATATCCTCCTAATACCATTTTTTATGCTTTCTGATCAAATACTCTTCCAATTTAGAAATATTAATCAGAGTGCCTGTTGGTGAATAATCAATGTATAAATTTTCTACACCTAAATTATCTTTGCGGTAATATTTCAACCAGTTGTATACTGTACTTCTACATACTCCAAACAATTGATGGATTTGTGTAGGTGTTGCGTATAACTTTTTCACAAATTTTTCTTCGCCTCTATATGTGTTTTCTGGTGTTGGTGGTACTATGATTTTTGGCATTTCTATCTTTCCTTTCGTGTATAATGTTGTTATTTGCTAATAGTTTGTTCGGCGAACTTCAAAAGGCGACGAGCAGATTCAGTAGAATTTTCAGCATCTTTCGGTATGGTTAAAGATTTGTTGTTTAGATAGTCACTCAACGCCCTGCTACTAATCACAGGTTTTCTAGTGTGCTTCTCAATCTTCCAAACCTTCCACGTCACAACTGTCATTGTGATGAGGAGGGTTGTTTTATATAGTGTGTTCATTTTTAATTCCTCCTATTAAGTAGTTTGAGTTTCACCTAAAAACTTATTAACAAAGTATTGTTGTCCTTTGCCTGTTACTTTTGGCGTCTTACTAATTGATGTGTGACCGTCTGAATGTGTGATTGATGTTTCTTTAATTTCGAACAACTCACGCTCCATTGAGTACTGTGTAGGCATGTTATAATCCACACCCTTGCGTTTAATAAGAAATCCGTTTTGACGTAACCATTCGAACAATCTGCGTTGCCCGATGTTTATACCGTTTTGTTTAATGATCTTTGCTAACTCTCCAACTAAAATTGATGTCTTAGTAGTAGCTACTGCATCTGCAAATACAATTTTTGGTTTATCACGTTCAATCTTTGTTTCTAATTGATTGATTGTGTTGTTAGCAATTTTTAATGCACGTTGCATAATCATTTCTGGACTGTTCCATGCTTTCTCAACTTGGATGAAATATTGTCTTGCACGTTTACCAGGTTCACTACGTTGAATCATTGCAATCTCTTTTGCAGTGTCTAGTGTTAGAGCGTGGTCAGTCATATTTTGATAACCACCTTGGGTAAGACATTTTTGGGTCACCCTTGTAAAATCGATATTTTCTTCAAAACCATACTCAGACATTCTGTTAAACCACTTCTTATATTCAGTCTTAACTTCTAATGCTTGATGAAGTTCTCGACCACTTATTGCGATTTCTCCATTTTCTTTTTCTTGTATGTTGAACATTTCTCCGATGTTCGATTTTGTTTGTAATGCTTGCATTTTATTTCTCCTTTACATTAGCGATATCAATTTGTAGTGCATCGCATATTTTTTTTACTGTGAGGAAACCGGGGTTTTTAACTTCTGTTTCGATAGATCGAATTGTCGAGTTTTGTAATTCTGTTAGCTTCGCTAGTTGATAGCGTGTTATCCCCTTTTCTTCTCTCAATTCTTTTAAGTTCAGCATCTTAACACTCCTTATTGCTTGTAACGGAATTTCGTTATATACTTATCTCAACCCCACATAAACTGGGAGGTGATGGCCTTGCTTATGCGAGGTTTTAAATCACCCTGTGGTTCTATAGATAAGTAAATCTAAATTCAGAGCATCGTTTGTTGTGCTCCATCGCCAACTGAGGCGTTAAAAAGGTATGCGTACTGTAAGGTAGTAACTTATAGGACGCTAGACTTTGATTGAACACCTAAGCTCATTACAGGGCTGGGGACGATACCAGCAAAACTTGAGCTGTTAGTCGTGGCGACTAGAATCAAACAAAATTTCCGTAGCACATGCTTTCCACGACAAAGCATGTGTTTTTTTATTGGAAACAAAATGTTTGTAATGCTTGCATAATATTTATGCTCCTTTCGTGTATAATGTTGTTATCAACCTAAGGAGGTGATAAGTATGTCTGATAAAGAAATAGCTTTAGAATTAACTAAAAGTTACTTAGAACATTTAAATGTGCGAGCGAGTAGTAATAATACACATCATTCGCATACCACTGCTGAAAACACAGAAAAAATGTATCAACATTTCTATAACGTAGTATCTAAACTAGGTAACTCTGGTAAATAGTTTTTATTTTGGAGATGTAAGAGGTCTATTGTCGTTAGTAATTCCTCTTCGCTCCATTTTTCTTTTTCTGCTAGTTCGATGATTTTTACTGCTATTTCATGAATCTTTTTTAAATCTTGCATTTGTTTTCCTCCTATTAAGATGTGACTTTTTCTTTATTCGAAATCTTCAATTGACAAGTTTTCAATTCGTTTTTGGTAACGATATAAATAGAAGTTCTTTAACATGTTATACATTCTGCTAGCTTCATCGTATTCACTCTCTTTCAAATCAGAATTAAGCGTTACACCAAAAGCTGATAATGTAAGTTTTCTAATGTGGTCGTGAATTTCACTAGCGTATGCTTTGTAATTTTCATAACATCCTATTCCGTGTTGATATTTCTTCAAAGATAATGGATGTCCTAAGCCGAGATTGTCAGCACCTCTTAAACGTTCTGTATAAGCAAACTTTTTATTAATTTCATCAAAATCGTTATGGCTGATTCTTACTTTGTTGAAAATTGAACCTGAACTGATTGGTTTCTTGCCGTTTATAGCCTCTCTAACTTCTTTCGCTATAATTTCTTTCAACTCTTCTTTAGTTAATGTGATTTGTTCCATAGTGTCCTCCTTTATGTTGTTTGTTTTTCTTTTATACGTTTCATTTTTGAGACGTTTTGATTAAAAAAATAATCATCCATACTTATTTTTAAAACAGTACATATTGCACTAGCTTCATCAATAGTAAAGTTGCTTTTATTTTTATTTATCTTTTGACTGAATCTAGCAGGGTTCATACCAATCATATCTGCAACTTGTTTGTGTGTATATTCGCTCTCATCAATGAAGTTCCTCAAATTCTGATATCTAACTTTATTCACTTTTCCATCCTCCTTTCGTCTCATTTATGAGATTACACTAACCACTATACAAGCTGTTAGTTTAGGTGTCAACAAATAAATTTCATTTTTGAGAAATAAATTTGTGAAATGTGTTGCAAAAATGAGAACAAACTTATATAATAAGTTTGTAAAATACAAATTAAGGAGTAAAATAAATGTCAAATTTCCCTAGTAACTTAAATACTTTACGAAAGTCTCGAAACTTGTCTTTACAAGAATTAGCAACCAGACTAAATGAAAAATACGAAGTTAAATTTTCAAAAGCATCAATCGACAGATGGGAAAAAGGTCTAACTAGCCCTTCTATGGAACACGCAAGTGCTTTAGCAAATTATTTTAATGTATCTTTAGATGAATTAAGCGGACTGAAAGCTATGGAACCTGACAAACATCAAACTATGGCAGCTCATCTTGAGGGGGAATTAAAACAAGAAGATGTAGACTATATTATGGGATTAATTGACAGATTTAAAAAGAAAGATTAAACAGCAAGGGGTAAGGTTTTGATGTCGAGATATGAAAAAATATTAATTGAAAATGACCACATAGAAGTAAAAGATTTTGTAGAGCTTCCAGAGGGATATGCAGGTTTTTATTCAGATGGAATTGTGCTTATAGACAATAAATTGTCAGAAACACGCAAGGCTGAAGTATTATATGAGGAACTTGCCCACCATAAGTTGACGTATGGCAACATTTTAGATCAATCAAATTTCAACAATCGCAAGTTCGAAAATTACGCAAGACGACACGGTTTTATCTCAGCTGTTCCGTTACGTGAAATTGTTGAAGCTTACAATTATGGCGTACGTAACTTGTATGAGTTGTCTGAGTATCTACAATTAAGCGAAGAATACATATTAGAAGCAATAGAACAATATAAAAAGATATATGGTATTGGAACTCACTATGGCGAGTATTCTATTACATTTGAGCCGTTGAGAGTTTTTAAATTGCATCATATTGATTAACAGCGCCTATGTGGCGTGAGGAGGATGAGGGATGGAAGAGAACGCACCTTTAGAAACAGCAGTTAATAATTTTAAAAAGATTCAAAATAGCGAGATTTACAAATTTAAATATATGAATTCATGGTGTCTTGAATATTCAGAGTTTTTATTGGATGAAGTTAGATTGTTAAAAGAAAACAAAAGTTACACCAGATATAAAAAAGGCACTATAATTTATGTAAAGTTAGGTGTTAATGTTGGCAGAGAGTTTTCTGGAAACCATTTTTGTATGGTACTTAATAATCACGATTCAAATAAAAATCCAATATTAACGGTAGTTCCACTTACATCTTCCAGAAGTAAATTCAATGTGCATATCGAAGAAGATTTGTTACCTTTAGTATTGGAAAAAATGGACGTAACGGGTAAGGATTTAGCTAAAAAAATCATGAACAATCTTGAAAAGGTGTCAAAAGCAGAAAACCCATACGATCAAAAATTACTTGATGAAAACAAATCGCTGAATGACGACTTCAAAAAATATTCGAAGGTTCGCAAAAGATATGAGCGATTCAAGTATAAAAAGACCTATGCTAACGTTTTAAATATCACTACAATCAGCAAGGATAGAATATCGAAAATTAATAGGTATGACCCTGCCGGAGAAATATCATATTCAAAAGAAACAGTAGATAAAATTGAAAATAGTATAAAAATTAGATTTCTTAGTTAAATCGCTTGAACTACACTCTCTTTGATGGTATATTACATATATACAAAACAAGCCGCTGAAATATTTGCGGCAAGCTTCAAATTAGACAAGTCGCTGAAATATTTGCGACATGAGAGGGTGCATCTGCGCTCTCTCTTTTTTTATACAATTTTCACGGGTAGCCCGCCTACCCTTATTATTTTTTGCCAATTTTGAGGAGGGATGTAAAATGTGGTTTGAAAAATTTAAAAATAAGAACAATGAAACGAAGTATAGATACTACGAGAAATACAAAGATCCGTATACAGATAAATGGAAACGTGTAAGTGTTGTCTTGAATAAGAATACAAAGCAATCGCAAAAAGAGGCAATGTTTCGTTTAGAAGAAAAAATAAAAGAAAAACTAAACAACAAGTCGTCAAGCGAATTAAAAACTTTGACTTTTCACGCGTTATTAGATGAATGGCTTGAATATCATATAAAAACATCTGGCTTTAAAGTAACGACGCTTGATAATTTGAAAACAAGAATCAAAAACATCAAAAAGAACAGTTCTCAAAATTTACTTTTAAACAAAATTGATACAAAGTACATGCAAACATTTATTAACGAATTATCAAACGTATATTCTGCAAATCAGGTAAAGCGTCAACTTGGACATATGAAAGAAGCTATTAAATACGCCGTTAAATTTTACAATTATCCAAACGAACACATATTAAATAGCGTCACACTACCAAAGAAGAGTAAGACGATAGAAGATATAGAAAAAGAAGAAGCGAAAATGTACAACTATTTAGAGATGGAACAGGTAATACAGATACGCGATTTTATACTGAACGATAATAACATGCAGTATAGAGCTCGTATTTTAGTTGCTGGGGCTGTAGAAGTTCAAGCTTTAACAGGTATGCGCATAGGTGAGTTATTAGCTCTCCAAGTTAAAGATGTTGACCTCAAAAATAAAACGATCGCTATTAATGGCACTATTCACAGAATCAAATGTAATGCTGGATTTGGTCACAAAGATACTACGAAGACCGCAGGTTCAAAAAGAAAAATCGCCATCAATTCAAGGATAGCAAATGTATTGAAAAAAATAATGTTAGAAAATAAAAAGATGCAACAATGGGAACCAAGCTATGTTGATAGAGGGTTTATATTCACAACTTGCCAAGGAAATCCTATGCAAGGCAGTAGGATAAACAAACGATTGTCCTCAGCTGCAGAATCATTAAATATAAATAAAAAAGTTACTACTCACACACTAAGGCATACACACATAAGTTTATTGGCGGAAATGAATATATCGTTAAAAGCAATTATGAAAAGAGTAGGACATAGAGATGAAAAAACGACTATAAAGGTGTATACACATGTAACAGAGAAAATGGACAGAGAGTTAGAGCAAAAATTAGAAAAACTTGTGTACTAA